CGATATACAGGCGCGGTTTGCAACTCACCCATATCACGAACATCAATCCCGCCATTCTGCAAGCCCAACACGCCATCATTGCCGAAACTCAAGACATAGATAGATGTTGCGGTATCAGTGCCAGAAGTAGCAGCCTCGCTGAACGGAAGAATCGCAGTTCCGGTATTGTCCAAGTCAATGGTCATAATCGGCAGACCATTGTAATACTCGATTGGAGCACCGAATTCATCGCGCTCAAAGGTCAGGAATCCGCCGATAGACGAACTACGCGACGCTTGAGTGATACGACGCTTCATTGCCTTGCTCATCAACAGATGGGTAGGATTCAATGTCTGGTCAATCGCTTCATCCAACTTGTTCAGCGACAATGCAGTTCCGTTGGCTGTAGTACCTGCTTGAATTTTCTGCGAACCGGTGATACGGGTTTGCAGACCATCAAACTCACGCGGGTCAGTTGCGGTATCGCCCTTGACGAACTTGCGAGTCCATGCCAGCGATAGTGCTCGAATCTTCATCGCTTCATGAACAGAACGCTGATTCATGCCCATCGTATCAATGATGAACTTGTCAACGTCCAAATCACCACCGGCGATTACCAACGATTCAGTCAGAGGATTCAGAACACCAGTAGAAGGCGTATAGGATTCATTCACGCCACGGAAACCAACACCGGGCAGACTTTCTTCACGATTGTATTTCAGCGCATTACCAGCGATGCCTTCAAAAGGAAGATTTTGGAGAATTGCAGACGAACCTGCATACATTTCGATAATAGCCTGACGAACTGCGTCGCCAGTTTCCAGCTTTGCGGCTTCCACAAGGGTTAGTGCCATGATGATACTCCTTAAAAAGTTGAGATTTATTTTCCATACCACGGTCATCCCGACCTAGTAAGTTTCGTTACACAGCACTCCGTCCCGAAGTGTAATACGTTTCTACTATTTACGTCCTGCTGCTGCCGCCCTCGCCGCTGTCAATCGCTCGACAGGTGGCAAGTTTGAAAAATCCTTCCCACCAACTTTCTGCGGTTTTCCTGTTGCCGGACTACCAGAAGATGTTACCTTGAATAGCCACGGCTTTGTAGCGCGACATCCTTCAAGATACTCTTCCGGCGAATATGGGCTTTTACCATCCTTCCCGATAACAACCGAACCATCTTCGTTATACTGTACTGCGCGACCATTTTCATCAAGTGCGAAAATAGTACGTAGATGACCAAGCAACATTTCATCTACTGCGCCAGTCTGAATATCTGAAATCTTGTTTGCGGCAGATCGGAAGGCATCATCAAGAACCCTATCCTTATAGGTATTCGCCTTTGATTCTGCTGCTGCAATCTTGTCGCCTAATTCCTTCTTTTGCCGCTCTTCTTCCATGCGCCATTTCTCTGTGCGCTTCTGGAATACTTCATCAATCTTACCGTTGGCAATCAGTTGAGCTTCTTCGTCATTCTCAAACTTTGCCATAAATTCTTTAGTTTTCAACGGGTCAATCCCATCAAACTTCCTCAACGCTTCACGCGCTTCTTTTGCTGCTGCACGTTCTTTCTCAAGCGCAGATTTCAATCCTTTGGTATCTTCAATCCCGTTTACATCAAGTTTGAATTTACCCTCACTTGCAATATACATATCCTTCAATGCTTCCGGTACTGCGTCCAACGTGTCAACAATAAGTTCAAGAGCCATTTTATTTAACCATCCTAGTTAAGTGCACCTGCACAACATAAGATTATGTAATTAAAGAAAGAATGTCAAGCGTTATTTTTTCTTCTTCGCTTTTGCTTTCCTTGCAACACTCAATGCAATGGCGATTGATTGAACGGTACTTTTCCCGTGAGCCTTTTCAGTGCGTATATTGGCTGACACAGATCGTTTTGAGTAACTTTTGATAAGCGGCATAATTCATTCCTCCATTTCGTTAAACAACAATAACGTCATCAACATTTCCTCATCGTCATCCGATACTTCGCATTCCCCGACTTGCAATTGACTGATTGTCTGATATTGATGGCAAGTAACATCAATAATGCTATTAACATCGCCTATGTTATTAACCGTTATTTGCGATACTGACTGCGGCTTCATTGCGTAATCGCTAATCATTAGGTTTAATATTATGCAGCTCCTTCGGCAGCTAGTTTCTCGGCTTTTTTTCTGGCCTTAGTTGCTTTTGTTGACGCAACTCGTTTAGCAATCATTTCTGGTGGTTGTTTTGTACCTATATTTCTTTTCGCTAAATCTCTTAACATTTCTGTATTTTTTTGGTCGTTCTTATATTTCTCAGATAAGTTAGCACGATGTTCATTTGTGTGTTTTCTGCCTTTATTACTAAAACCTAATTCTCTTATACGCTCAATTCTATCCTTATCATTTTTAATTGCTTCAGATAAATTCTTACGATGTTCATCAGTAAATGGTGGTCTCTTCAATCCCTTACCGCCTAAACTAATTTTCATTTTAGTTTCTTCTGATAATTTCTTTCCAGTATTTATCTTTGATAAATATTCTCTCATTTCAACTGGAATTATCTTATCCTTATGTGCATCCCCTATCTTTTTTCTTGTCTCATCAGATGGAGATGGTCTTAATTTTTGTGATGCACTCATTTTATTTAATGATTCTTGAGTGTGTTTTCTGCCAAGGCTAGTTCCAGCTATCGGCGCAATGTTATATCCGCAATCTGATGCAGAATAATAATCAATAATTGCTTGTTCATACATAATCAAATCTTTTTCTTCACAAACAATTAACTTATTAAACTCAAATGAATCCTCACCATATTTATTCCATGCGCGTTGCAATTTAACACTATGATGCTTTTCTTTTCTTAATGATGTTTTATGCCTTGCAAATCTATGTGCAAAAGTTTTAGCACTACCAATATATCGTTTCCCATCAATGATATTTACAATTTCATATATGCCAGTATTCATCATGCCACCTTTGTAGCTTGCATTGAACCGTCAGGCATCCGCTGAATTTTCGTAACCGCTGGCTGTTGTTTTGGAATCTTTGCTTTATCTTCTTCAAGACTTCCTTGCTCGCTTTCAAACGTGATATGCGGGTCGTAAAATTCTGATTTTTTAAGATACGAGAAAATTGCTTCACGAGATACCATTCCACCTTGCATTGATGATACAAGTGCAGTAATCATATCGCTTGTTACTGGCTCTCTAAAGAATTCCTTATTCAATGTAAATCTTACATCTTCAGGAGAATCGCCAGCCCATTCTGCAAATACTTTCAGCGCAACAGTAAGGCAAGTTGATAATGAAATGCTGATTGCGCTTAATACGGAATTTTCACCGGAACGATAAATGCCAGCAGTTTGAGCACTTTCGGCCTGAAATTTCTGCCCCTCAAGCATACGCGAACCAATAGATACCATCTGTTGCTCAAGGCGATTAAGTTGATTTTCCAATGAAGAGAATCCGCCTGTACCTACTTCAGCAATTCCAACTTTAGCGGCAGGATTTGGAAATATAAGTGCTTTCCCACCTCCGATATGTACACTTTCCCCTTGCTGTAATTCGTGTCCTGTTATGTAAAGTACAGGGAGTGCAGACCAATGATTTCCTGTTGCCAAGTCATTGTACGCTTGATAGTGTGAGACACATAAATCTGCCAAGTCTATTAGCATAGGCGTATCAATATCAGGAGTAATATCATCTGGCCCGATGATATACAGCGGTATGTAATTCATCATCGCGCCATTCATTGTCGGATAGAACCGTTCAAGTTCTACATCGGTTGATTGGCGATTCTTTTCCTGAACTTCAAATATGCGTACACGATAAACGTCATTTTCGTCTAAATCTAAAACGCGATAACGGGTTACTTCTTTATCCTCAAACTCATCAATAGGAACAGAATGTTCTTCCTGAATAGTTACCATCGAAAGTTGATATTTATTATTTACGCGACGTTGCCGCCAGTTAATCATTTGTTCGGCTTTGATAACTGACATATACGGACGCACATTCAACGCCTGAGCATCTGCAATGGTCATGGAATCGCTTGTTACTGGATAATTAACCAATACACCAGCACGTCCTACAACTAAACATTCTTCTGCCAATCCTTGAGCAAATACAGTAAGCGGAATTCCTGTCAGAGTTACATCATCTGTCATTGATTCTGTATTTGGGGGGGCATTTAATACTGGAGAAATTCTGAACAACATGCCTATGAATCCGCTTACAGTGCGAAACAAGGCATTGTACAGTACGCCACGCCCGATTCGAGCCATGTACGCTGTCTCAGGTTCATCGGTTAAACGCGGAAGGTATTTAGTGGTATGTTCGCGCAACTCTTCCGTTCCAGCGAACACGTCTCGACACTTTTCCCATTGACCAAGCATCTCAACATAACTTGGATGCTGCGTCCGAACGCCCTTATTCTTCTGTGATTGTGCCATGCGATAACCCTCGCTAAACGAGTAATTTTCGCAAGGGTATCAGTGTTCTATGGAATAAGCAAGTGGGTGCCTTACTTACAGTAGTTTTCCTAGCGATTGCATGTAGGTTATCGGGTCTTTTGCGCTCTTTTTGCTATTACAAGTCTGGCAAAGTAACTGAATGTTGTAATCTTCGTTAGCTCCACCCAATGCGAGAGGCATGATATGGTCAAGGTGAACTTTACGCTTTTCTAGTTTATTAAGGTCTTTGTGGCATATCGCACATCTACCTTTTTGTAAAACCATTAGCTTTTGGAATATGTCTTTTGATAAAGTTCCACCACTATACAATTTGCGTGCGCGACGATTTTGCTTACTTATTGCACTTTGTGATTTAATTTTTTCTTTATTTTTAGCATAAAAGTTTCTAGCTAAAAGACAATATGCTTCTGGTTTTTTAGCACGTTGTTTTCTAGATGATTCTCTTGTTGATTCTGGATTTTTATGTCTAGATTTCTTTTTTATTTCACGTCTTTTATCTGGGTCTTTATCTCTATTAATTTTACTTTGCTCACATACGCATTCTTTACAATAAGAATTTAATGCAACCCCATGCCTAATAAAATTCCTTTTATTGACACCATATTCAGATAGCTTCTTTTCTTTTTTACATCTTATACATATTTTATATTCCATAAAAATCACAATAAAAAATGCTTCACCTGCCCTCTCATCCTTTCGGAAGTTGAACTAACTGTACTGATACAGCCAGAGAGCATGTGAAGCATTATCAGTTAAATCGGAGTTCAAGCCGATTAGTAATTATACCATACAATTAAAGTCCAGTTATTGTTGCGAATTGCATAACGTGATTCTTTTGAAGTTCCATAAAGCACCTAGACAATGAGTCACACTGATCGTCGTGAGAGCAATTTGGGAATCCTTCAAGTTCCTTAATTAGCTCTTCATTCCATTTTGCGCGTAACATTTTTACATTGCCAGAATTTAATTGGCTAGCGAATGGCTCAGCCCTTGTTACCTTATCGCCTGATTCTGGGCTTGACGATATTCTGAATCCTGATAGCTTTCGTGTAAGATGTTGCGCCATGAATTTTCCGGCAGCTCCGGGATCGACGGGCAGTGATTGCAGCACACCCAATCCATCTCTTGTAGCAGTTGCTAATAAAGTATTTTCAACCTCTTCCGGCATACCACGAAAGCGCACAATATCGCATATCGTATATCTACCTTCGTAATCGACATGCAATAGTGCACCCACGCTGAAGTCTGGGTCATTCCCTTTCTTCTCGTCGTAGGCCGTACTTGCGAAATCCCACGCACGGACAAAACGACCGCCAATTGGCATCACATCAACATAAGACACATTTTTAGTAGTGAACACTCCACCCTCTTTAGCGATGCGAGGCTGCCCCATCCAAATATTTAGATACTTGTCATAGTCCATTTCCTTCATCTTCTCAGCAAGCATGATTGATGATTCGTCGGCTAGATTATTGTCAACATAATTGACGTGGATAAGCGTTACGTCTGGGTCTGGTGTTAGAACGAATCTACGGTACACATAATCGTCAACATTACCTGTATTGAAGCCAATCCATATCTCTGCATCCTTGACACGGATAGTGGGGTCTAACTCATCGAACGTTTCTTCGGCGAGGTCAACAGCTTCCTCAATCCAGCATATCTTAGTACCTTCCAGTGATTTAATTTCTTTCATGTTGTGCTTCAATCCGCGAAACACAAAGTCAGTACCAGATTTCCTATGGCGGATTGCATTCACAAGCACATTGAACTCGCCATCAAGGTGCAAGTCTTTTATTCTATTCTCAAGAACAGATAATACGGAGTCTGCAATAGTTGATTGAATCTGTCGGCAGCAAAGTACGGTTTGTTTTTCTTCCATTGCGCGTAGAATTGCGGCTAGTGCAAATGTCCAGGACTTCGCAGCCGCGCGTCCGCCATATGCAACATAATACCTCGTCCGCTTATGCCCTCTATCGACGATACGATGCTCTGGAATAAGGTATCCATTTTCGGGATTGATTATCCTGCGCTTGCTATCGAATGCGCCTTCTACCTCTTTGCCGTTGACTAGGATAATCGGTGCGCGATTTTTGGCAAATAGCGGTAACCAGAGCTTACTCGGCAGTTCTAATTCCATTAGTTACTCATCATAATTTCAGTGTCAAATATAAAATCATATCTTATGCGAACTATAGTTCTGTCATCGAATTCTATAACAAGAATTGCATCACCAGCAAAATCATCTTCTGATATTTTAGAGATTGTTTTTCCGGCAAGAATACTATTTAATTCATCAGCCGGAGCGCCACTAAATTCAACGTCACTCATCATTCTATTCTTCCCTCAAGGTCAATCCCGTAAGTCGTCTTAATCTCAAATCTTTCAGGATAGCCTCCCCTGAAATTCTTTTCCTCTGGCGCGTAAATCAATCCAAGTGGCAGCAAATCGCCTGTATCAGGATCATCAGAATATATCGGCAAGTCACCATGCTCATTTATTAGCTCTTGCAATACCTCAATAAACCTTGATGCTTTGCAAGTTTTGTCTAATTCAAATTCGTAATAAGACATAATCAAATCTTCGGCAAAGTAACGCCAGTTTGTCCTTGATACTTTCCGCCACGGTCTTTATACGAAGTCTCGCATACTTCATTCGCCCAGAAAAATAAGAATTGTGCGATACCTTCATTAGCGTATATCTTTGCTGGCAATGGCGTTGTGTTTGAAAGTTCAAGTGTTACTTGTCCTTCCCACTCCGGTTCTAGTGGCGTTACGTTTACAACCAATCCTATTCTGGCATACGTCGATTTACCCAAGCAAATAGTCAGCACATTACGCGGTATCTTGAAATACTCAACTGTCCGTGTAAGCGCAAACGAGTTTGGCGGAATAATACAATAATCGCCTTTCACGTCAACGAAGCATTTTTCGTCAAAGTTCTTCGGGTCAACTATCGTGCTATTGATATTCGTGAATATCTTGAATTCATCTGAGCAACGAGCATCATATCCATAGCTTGATGTACCATAAGATACGATTCGCTTACCATCAACTTCTTTTACTTGGTTTGAACTGAATGGCGAAATCATGTCGTGCTTTTCGACCATCCTACGAATCCAGCTATCAGATTTTATGCTCATTTTCTCTCTTTTCTATCTCGCAATTTATATAAAATACTGCTTTTTTCAAATCTTCAATAGCGTTTCCTTTTAGGTCTGCGCGCCATAGATATTTTTGTGCGCTACCTATGCAAAAGTTCATATGTTTTGCAATCTGTATACATTCTATTGACGCACCGCATGAGCATTTTGCCGGTGAAGATGTATAGTGTTTCGGATGATTAACATTGTCACTCGTTGGTATCATAAATATCCACGTCAGTTACATTCTCAATCACTTTTTCTTGCACTTTACGCTCCGATAAAAAGTTCAGCTGGAATACAGGCCTGCTATCTTGGCTCAGCGTAACCTCTTGCGGAATAGACTTCTCGTTGAACTTTACCCTATCTCTCAATCCCGCAATCTTCATGGCATGTTCAGCCCTAGCCTTTGCGATACCAGCTTGTGCAGCAGTCAATTCTTCGCCCTTTGCAGCCGCTTGTTCGAGGTACATGGCAGCATCATCAGCAAGTGCCATCGCGGACGCTTGCATGGCAGGTTCTAGCGCGTCTCTGTGGAAGGCCATCCACTTGATTAGTTGCTCACGCGATAGTCCTAGCTTCTTGGATGTATCGTCAAGCGTTAATCCGTTCACCAGATAATTCAGTATCGCACCAGCACCTCCGACAGCTTCAATGCGCCTTGCTGAATCTTCACTTGGCGCAATAAGGTTCTTGATATTCTCGACGCGCAATACCTTCATCGTCTCGTCATCAAGAGCGACTATTTTATTATCGTCAACGATGGCGATTCCTTTTGAATGGTTCATGGTTTTTTAGGATAGGTGTATATTTGAGTAAGCGCTGCAAGAATAAGGAATACAGCAGCCCATACTCTATGGTCTGAATGACCACTTGCCATCCATACATTTGCCATTATCAAATTGGCATAAAATGCTATTTCATTTTTCATTATGCAATACCGTCAATTCTATTGCGAAAATCTATCATAGATTGTTTGTTGGCACGACCTTCAACACTACCCACAAAATCGGATTCGCAAGCATCACAGTGCAAAAATTGAGATTCAATCATGCCATTTTGTTCAGCGTATTCAACTTCGATATTTTCATATTGCAGTGTTGCGTTACCTTCTTCGCATAGATGGCATCTATATTCATTGCAGCTTCTGCACATCTTTAGGTTCAACTTCGCAGCAGCCACAATCGCATTCATTATCATCCTCTGCCATTTCGTTGCAGATAGATTGCCACTGTGCTTTATACATTGTCTTGAGTGTATCCAATGTACCAATTACTTCGCTGTAAGTTGTCTCTTCTGCATCAAACTTATCGCCAATGAAATCCATCAATTCGTCAAACAAATCTTGTTTTTCACTCATATCACTACTCCTCAAAATTCTTCACTTCGTGCATTTCGCACATACCATGAAAGTTGTCCATAAAAATAATTGCATTCCCACCTTCACACGCGCATCCAAATCCAGCAACATCACTTACGCTTCCTTGATTGATACCGCTATTCCACGGATGTTTAAATATCACGCGCTGATGCTTACAATTACAGCAACAGCTATCGTACCATCTAGGCTTCATACAAGTATCAGACATGATTATTCCTTTCCAACCAATCGGTAACAGCCCTGCGAATAATCTCGCTGACAGGCATTCCAGTCGCAAGTTTCGCAGACTTTAATCTTGACAGCAATTCAAGCGGGAAATAAAGGTTGATACGTTTCACTTTATACTCACCCACGATTCTGTGTGTTCTGTTCGCTCAATAGCATCTGACACGTTCACCGGCATTGTGAATGTGATTCCGTGGTCGCGGTGCGTTATCCACATTGCTTGACGGGGTTGTTCATACGGGAAGTTATTAGCGTATGCGTATTCATTGTAACCGCATAATGAGCTATTTACGATAAGTCGCTGCAACTGTATGAGTTGATGGAAGTGCCCGAGTAGCAATGTGTCATATCCCATATCAATCTGATTGTTACGGCTTCTTTTTTTATGGTCTCCCCTTGTTATAGGCCCGAGGCAACCAATCATAGAATCGCCCCCTCTGAACTGATCTCCATGAGTAAGCAAGTACCTATGCCCATAAATCCGGTAGTAAGCATCCGGCCCGCTTGGGATAAAAAATGTCACGCGCTTATCAGTCTTAAAATGCTTTTCCAGTAGCACATAAGTTAACCAGTCAAGCGATGTGTATGCCCTATCCTTTGCGCGTATCTTGATGGTTGTTCGCCCATGGTTGCCCGTAACACAAGGCACGAACACTTTGCCAAACTTATCAGCAAGCGTTTCTATGCACCATATAAGCGTTCCGAACAAGTCAACGACTGCTGGTATCAACGGGATATCATTAGTCTCTTTAAGCTCATCGTGGATGTCGCCAGATACCATGTCGCCGCCGAGTGCTACGACAATTCCGGGATATTTCGGATTGACCATGTGATTATTCAGCAAATCGATTGCGCGATTTACAAGTTGCTTTGCGCGGTCTTGCGCTATTTCGATATTGTACTTATTCACACCACCGATTTGCGTAGGATCAATCGTTTCGCCCCAATGCCAGTCTGAGCATAACAATGTCGGAACACCGGGCGATGACTTTGGAGGCTTGGAATCAATCAACCAATTTGGCGGAACTGCCGATGTTTCAGACAATCCAAATATCTTCGACCTGATATATTTGTCTGTCAGTTCTTCACGTTTATATGATGATAACTGCGCTTCAAGTGTAGCGATTCGATGTTTTGTTGTATCTTCATTATTCTTTACTACAACACCGCTTGGCTTAAAGTTGCGTTCCGATGCACATTTCAACCTGTTATTAAATGTCCCCCTAGGAATGTTTAATGATGCAGCAGCTTCAGTTTTATTACTACATACAGCAAGTGCGTCAATTGCTTCCTGCAATTGATCATCAGTATTTAATGGCTGGCTCATGCGTGACACCTCGGCTTGAAAAATTGGCAGGCAACGTCTTCCATATCAACAGGAAGACCTCGTTTGAAATCGGGAACACCATCTTCCCATACAGGAATTGGCGGCGATACCCAACAATGGTATTCTTTTGCGCCCTTAACCTTTCCATAGGAGCATACACCGCAACACTCACCGGGAAATTTTTGTTTAGGTAGTGCTGTAATCTTCGCCATATCAAGGCTCATCACAACAAATTGTATTTGATACATTCGATGGATATACGTCAATCGGCTTTCCGATTGCTTTGACATATCTCAAATCACTCTCACGTTTCCGTGATTCAATGAGCATTGCGCTCAATTGTTTTGGCGTATATTCTATGAATTGCCCGTTCTCTACTAACTTAAAACTCAATACGCCATCAATAACGTTTTCTTCAAACATATCACCTCCCTCCGAAAATATCTTTCAAAAAATCCGGCATTTCACTTGAATGAGATTTATTACGATTACGATTCTGATTAAGCATTGATTTAATTATGTCGTTGCATGGCTTGCAATATACCGCCATGCCAGCGCGCACCTTTGCATCACGCAATGTCGCCATGAATTTACCGCAATGTTCGCAATGTAGTTCTGTAGTCATGGGAGCGCAGTGTATAGACATATACACACAATGTCAATTACTTTGTGAATGCTGTAATCCGATTACAGTTTTTGTCAATAATTATGTTCACGCTACCTGCTTTGTTCATTTTCGATGAACATTCCATAAATGGGCATGTTCGTACCCAATTTGGGTAAATCAGCCAATTTTGCGCATGATAGTTCACATAAAATTTAACCAATGTTCCAAATTACCAGCAGATTTTAATAAATGTAGGTAAATCGGAACTGTAATCGGATTACAACTTCAAATCCGTGAAAAGTTATACTTCCTTTCTCGGATAAATAGTATAACTCTATTCAAGAATCAGGAACTCACGATTACACTTGGTCACTTAGGATGGGACTATGTTAAACGTATTCTATATTCAAGAATTAAGAATGACTGTAATCGGATTACAGTTTCAATTCATATATTCACGCTCAAAATCAGCAAAGTATTTCCATGAATCCATTGTTCGTTCATCACATATACGGCCAAAATCATCGGCAAGCATAAAGAATTTGAATGCTTTATAGCAATTATGATTACTAAGAAATTTAGCCATCCTGACTTTAATATCATTATCTTTCGTTGACCAAAATATCTGATGGTGCGCGATCATCCAACTAATACGGTAAATATCGAATTCGCTTACTCCATGCTTGGCTAGTATCTGTTCAGCCATTTCAGCACCCACAACATCATGCCTGTCGTATGAATAATATACTCCACGCTTTACGTTTTCTTTCCTTGTACGACATACTGGTTTAGCGATGTCATGTAACAAGCAAGCAAATAATCCAATCCAATACCAATCCTCTTGCTCTGATGTAGATTCTTTATACCAATCGCAAACCATGCAAGTGTGGAATAGCACATTCGGCTCACGATGATATGGACTATCCTCGCATACCTTTCCCATTAAGCATACGGCATATTCAAACCCAAGAATCTTATTGTAAAGTTCTAAATTTAGCATATTCATTTTTTATCTGAATTTCAATTCCACTGGTAGTTGCGTGAAGAAAGTTTCTAATCAATTCAGATTTTCCACCAATGCTATTTACAAAATGTTGCATGAAAACTCCAAGTTCTTTACCTTGAAGTCCGGTTATTCTGGATACAATTTCCCCGTTGAAGTTCTGTTTAACGCGCAATAAATTTTCATGCTGAGATAATATCTTGCAATGCTGAATATCAAACCCATCAAATGTCTTCAATGCCAATTGCAAGAATTCAGGTTTACCAGCATACCCATCTTGCTCACGCATTTCTGTCCACGGATATTCTGGCAATCCTTGTGCCGTTTCGCACCATGTGCGGAATTCATTGTAAATCTTGCGTTTCTTATCCCGTGTACGGCTAATGTGATTGCGATTGTGTAATAAATAAATATCCTTGTGAAAATACTTGCTCTTCGATACCCATCTAAACATTTGTTCAACCGTGTCGAATCCAACAATAAACTCCTCGTAATTCAAATCACCAAACTCAATAATTTTCTTTATATCTTTTGATACAACTATTTCAGCAAAAGAATTGAATTGGTTATCTTTGTCTCTAAATATATAACTCAATCCTTTGTGCCCATACTTGAATCCAAGTTTCTTAAAAATCCTGCCAGCAAGATTACCAAGATCATTCCATGAATAATATGACAATGAAGTATCATAATATTCGGTTGGAGTAAGAATTAAATCAATTTGGAAGTTTTCATAATCGAACGAATAAACTCCAGAATTAGTTACTAATTGTTTTGGTGAAAACCACCCATGAATCATATCTGCATAATTAAGAGATTCTCCGCTAAAAGTCTCAAGCAGAATATCCAAGTCTCCGAATGATTCTTTCGTGCGATATGCTGGAATATCTAAAATACGCCTATTAACAAATGAATGATTTGCAATACCACTGCTTATTTTCTCAATAACGTAGTCGCGGATTTTTATATATTCTTCTCTATCAACCCTGCGAGTAGTTATCTCTTTTAACGCATTTCCACCCATAAAATATCCTTTTAAATAATTGTTCAAGCATTATAGCATAAGCAAGATTTATTGCAACTGTAATCGGATTACACTATTTCTCACGGTTTAGCGGGAATGTGAAAATAGTTGTTTACTTGGCGGCGGATATGTCTATAATGCTCGACATCAGCGTTGTGCAGCGCGAAAGAAGGTTTGACCCAGTTGTCATAGGCATGTAGGGGAGAAATCCCGCCGACCTTCTTCGGTACTGCACACTACATGACCTATAACAACTGGGTTTTTGTTTTATGCGCTGATTGTATTATTGGTCTATCGGAATAGCTGCGTCACGAGAGTACATTTGGCGGGAAGGAAGTGGGTAAATCCATGTAGTCCCGTTAGAGCGCGGTGTAACGGTCTGGAGTAATGCATATTGGCGCATCAGAAGGCTTCCTAGGCGCGGGTGATGGGTGGTTGTATATATTGCTGTGCTGCTTTGGATGGCAAGGATAACCGAGTGCTTAACTGACACCGTAATGCCGCAAACGGATATATGCACTGACGGACACTTGGATACAACATGCTAGTTGGAAAACCGTTGGATATTGAATGATTGCGTTTAATTCAAGACCGGGATGCGTACTGCGAGGCTCCGAACCGGATAAAACCAGAACCCGAACTTATGCGTAATTGCATCGGTTTGGGGTAGGGTAGTTTTTGACCAAAAAGCACCAACGCCCACCATCCCGGATAAATTACAATGAACATAACGAAACAATGCGACACTTGCAAACAATCCAAGCCACTCTGCGAGTTCTTCAGCCCACCACAAGGCGCGGCAACATCTTGGCAAGGAACCAGCGAACATTGCAAGCAGTGCCACAAAGAAGCGAAAGTGCCGCACGGTTACGGATATTATGGCAACAACTGGACTTACCCAGACGATACTCCGTTTGGACTGAAGTGTAATCGGATTACAGAAAGGAAGGAAAAGTGAATGAATCAATGCACCTTTTTGCTGGAGCAGGTGGCGGATTGCTTGCCGACCTCATTATCGGACACAATCCAGTCTGCGCAGTCGAGTGGTAGCCATACGCCTGCCGAATCCTGCGAGAACGCGCCGCCGAAGGATGGTTCCCTGACCTGCGGGTGTACGAGGGAGACATTAGGGTGTTCGATCCATCCGAATACGCGGGACGAATACATACAATCCATGCGGGATTCCCTTGCACAGATATTAGCGTTGCAGGGAAACAAGTTGGAGTTGGCGAAGGAACACGAAGCGGATTGTATAGGGAAGTCCTACGAATCGCTGGCGTGGTACGACCAAGAGAAATCTTCCTGGAAAACGTCTCAGCAATCCTTTCTAACGGATTGGGAACCGTTCTCGGAGACTTGGCCGCGCTCGGGTACGATGCGAAATGGATATGTATTCGAGCTTCCGATGTTGGCGCAAATCACCAAAGAGACAGATGGTGGCTACTTGCAAGACAAGTATTGGTTGACTCCATCGACCATACAAATAACTCCAAGTCAGAACAGACGAGAAAAGCGGACCGAATACAGAGCATCGGTAGGAAGGAAGGATTCCCCAGGGTGTTTGGAGGAACAAGTAATGACACAGAAGTTTTGGCCAACACCGACATCCCACAATGCGAAAGAGGGAGCGTATCCATCGGAGTATCTTCTGAATACGCCGACACTAGCATCGGAAGTTGGTGGAAAACTGAATGCCTCGTGGGTAGAATATCTAATGGGATGGCCAATAGGATGTACAAACTTAAAGCAATAGGAAACGGTCAAGTTCCATTGCAGGCAGCTTTGGCATATATGATGTTGTCAGAATTATCCGCAAAGTAGCTTTTTTACAAATTTACAATTCAGGCAGGTCGATTAGCCACACCAAATAGCATTTCAATACTAACACACCACTACCACCATGCAAACGCGCTAGGCGGCTTCCTGACAAGGATACGGACTATCAGATACCAAGTCCGATTATCTAGAAATTCGCAATTTTCAAATCTGCATTCCACTCACACCAATTCACAATCTGTAATCGGATTACAACCACACAGACAATGTGACTATCAAGCAGGCACTGTAATCGGATTACACTCAGCACGATATTCACGGAGCATAATTCGCAAGCATTTAGGCAGGATTATACTCTCGAACTCTGAATGACATGACGCTAATATAATATCATGGATGTTGGGGAAAGTGATTGACAGAATTTTGTCAAGGGGGGGCAAGCGGTCGATTTAAGAGGAGGGGCAAAAAGTACAATACAATCAACAGCTTACGAGGGGAGCGCGCCTGGTTGCTGCGCATAGGTTAGTGACTGCTAACGTGACGCAATTTGCGTCACATTGTGACGGATTTGGTCACATTATCAATGCAGTGGCACGGATTATATACTGCCTATTTATTAAACAGTTGCGCTATAACTCAATAAGCGCGCCATTCTCGCAGATACTTATGCACAATGGCATGAGGTGGCACGCTGTTTGCATACTATAATAGCACCGGCAACGTGCCGGATTTTAAGGAGAACGAAAATGATACATAACACAATGACACCAGCGGCACATGCGGCGCTCAAAGCGGCGCGCATTTGCGCAAATTTAGGGCGGCGCGCGGGATATACGTATGCCATGCGGCGTGGGTGCAACATGAGCTTATACCGTTTGGCCTGCCAGCTCCACGCTGCACATCGTAGCGGGGTGACAGCATGATGCGCGCCCCGGCAGTATCTCGGCCTTGCATATTGACCCAACTGCACCGCCTTGCACGTGCCCGCGCGTGGTCTATGGTACGCCCTCAGTCTATCATCGTGGATCGCTATCAGGCCGTGACGGTGCACTACAGCAAAGGAGGGTATTAACATGCGTATATTGGACGTTTGGACTACTCAAATTCAGCGGCGGTTATCATGACGTGTTACGCCGCTCCGCTGATTTGCATGGCACGCCTGAATATATACGGCGTGACGGCGTGCTAATTCCATGGGCGCAGCGCTTTGTCTAAAGTCATCCTCCCGCGCCTTGGCAACAGGACGCGGCGGGCCTAACTTTGGGCGATTATTGAGGGGATGTTATGAATAACTTTAAACAACTGCGGCACGATGTAAACGGTAACACGCGCTTTGTAACTTCGTGGCTCGGCTTCGGCTTCAATTCATACGCTCAAGCGGTCAAGGCGGCAAACACTCTAGGCGGACGCAAATACCATTGCAAAGCATACGGCGGCGGAATAGTGTTTCAAGCGTATCAGTGCGAACTTGCGGACATATCGGCACGGCTGCAAGCGTTAGCAAAGGCCGCCTAAACGCGCCACAAAGCGCAACAAGGCGTTTACCTGCTATCGGGCAGGGGTGAGTATCAATTAACGAAATGAAAGGCTTAAAATGGACTATTTGCTAACCCGTCAACAGGCTCGCGAAACACTAAATAAACTTGGCTTCCAGAATTCCAAACTTCCGGCCATACAACGCAGCCTGATTCTCAACTTTCCGGGGAAAGCATGGCGCATTGATTGGAAAGGCAAGGATGCTTTCTTGATGTACGAAATGGCATAGGCATAGGCTGATAACCTAGCAGGCACAATACCGCCTAGAATCGCATCCTGCGGGTAATGGCGGGTAATTAACTGGACTAGCAAGCGGCAAGTATAGCGGCTAAACATGGCAGCAATTCTAAAGGGCGGAACCGGAATATCGGCAAAGGCATAAAACAAATATGCACGATCACGGACTACTACATCACCCGCAACCTAGCAGGGGAGATAGTCAAAGAGCGATACGTTGCAATTCACATCATGTTGGGTATCATCACCGATTATGATATTCCAGAAACCGAAGTCGCAAGAGGCTTGCTACCAGAATACCAGCACTTACTCTAAACGCGGAATCCATGTATACCGCAACCCGGCAAAACATGGATTCTTCACAGCCCAATAGTTAGCACTCACTAACCTACCCAAAACATCGGAAGCGCAAACCTTTTACCGTGTAAGTAAAGGTGAGCAACCGCAACAGATCACACAAAACATGGAATTATTACCATCCGGTTAGCACTCACTAACATTGCGGATATAGTTGGCTATTATAACCTTTAGCCAATGGTAAAGCATGTTGTCAGTCATTACTCACGCCAAAACACGGAATTAGTGAGCCAAAACACGGAAAAGTTGATATTCGTCAACTAAACATGAATTCTGCACAACTTTTAAGCAGATAGTCAGGAAAATAGGGCAATATATTGAACAACTGCTTATTATTTAAGCAACTCTTAAAGTAATACATTAACTATTGCTTAATAATTAAGCAACTGTTCAATATATTTTAGAGGAAAGTTGAACAACTGCTTAAAAAATAGGCAATTTACCCTAAATGCAAATAAGAATCATTATCATTAAAAAAAATAGTGAATGAAAACAACTACTTAAAAATTTATAATCAATTAGAGAGTTGATTCCATTGAGGAAAACGGCAAAAAAGAGAGGATATTATGCAGTTATTCCACATATAACCCTTTGTATATCTAACAAATAACACCTTCACTACCCATATAGAGAGATTATTTTATAATAAGAATATATATATCTGTAGGCTGTGGCTGTGGTGAATATTTTTCATTTATCCTGTTTTTAGCCCTTTAGTGAATATAATCAAGTATTTAACTGCGGTTTTGCCTAGGAATTGCCTAGGAATTAATAGGGTTGTGGCTTTGCGGGTAGTTATAAAGCAAAATAGTTTATTATTATGTTGTATTCTTCGTGGATTATGCTATTATGACTACTTGTTCGGTTGATTAACTTTTGAAAGGGTAAATAAAATGAGAATTACACAAAAAGATTTAGAAGCTGTAGTTTCACGGATTAACCGTATTTGTGGAACTCCTGCTACTCCATATTCCAAAGATGCTGCCGGTAAGATTTCCCCTAATGCTGACTGCTACCATCTATCCTACGCTTACGGTGGCGTCCAGCTTGTGCAAATGTCCGATGTTATCGGTTGCTCCGGTGTCCGTAATGTTCTGGGAACTGGTCATATTACCAAGTCTGATTTATACAATCGGATGCAAGCGTTTATTGCTGGTTTGGAGGTGACAAAATGACATTTACCACATATTCCGAAGCTGAAGCCGAAGCCGTAGAGTTTGGCGCTGTTAACGTTGGCGTATTCTCACCTAACTGGCCGTTGCATGGTGCATTTTGTGCTCACTTCTTCGATGCTGCTGGTTTGGAGGTTGGCTTTTATCATTACGACCTGCATAATCCGTTGCTTGTTCTTGAGCCTCGCCGTTCATGGAGCCAATCATTCAAGGATGGTTTGAAATTCAGTAAAATTGAAAAGGTGTCAATATGAACCGATCCGATATATCCGGCTTTGAGTTTACCATTTTCGGCTATACCGTGGAAGTTGTGACCGTTCGCCGTATCCCTCGAACTATCGCCCTTTGGCATGGCTCCCGTTTTATCTATCGGAAAGGCTGAAAAATGACTCCAGAATATAGAAAACAGATTGCGGAATGTGAGAAGCTATACGCCGAAAAGGGCCGCAAAGCATTAAACAATCCCCACGGCATGATCGGCAAAACATGCGGTTGCCGTGATTGTTTCTGCTGTGCCGCTTATCACGTGCTGGAAGCCGCTGCAATTCGTGAATATCAAATAAGGAGCTTGAGAAAATGAAAACTCGAAATAAAATCAAGTTTATTGCCGGAATACATGGCTCCGAAGGCAATCCAGATACATTCGCCATGATCGAATGCTATCAGCTCAAACATGGGCTTGCTATATCTGCCCCGATTGTTGCCGATGAATTCGGCCAATGTACCTATAAGGCAGGCTGGATCGTTTACCACGTTGCAACAGGTAGAACGGTAAAGACTGACTACGGAAATGGTTTTAAGACCCCTTTTGATGCAATCCTTGCGGCAAAGAATGTCGGCGGGTTGTATGCCAAAATTACCGCCCGTGATTTTACCGCCGAAATTGAGGCTTTGCCGGTTGCGGAGTGTGTTGTTCCTGTAATCGGTAAACTTCGCGCCATGCCTAAGCCAAAGGCGGACAAGGTATTCGGCCTTAATCCTGCAAAATATGGCTCCCTTGTTGCCTTAATCGGCGATATTGACAACGCACGCCGGGAAGCATATCGAACCAGCGGCCAGTTTTTGCCCTTCCGGTTCGGCAAAGCAACTTTTAAGGTTGGCGCAAGGCTTGAGGCGTTAAACCTATTCCGTGAACGTGTACTGAAAAACAAACGGGCATTTTCGGATGCCGCCCTTAACGCTTAACTTTGGAGACTGAAAACATGAAAACTTACACTTTTGACGGACACGGAATAAATGGCGCGGATGAATATAAAAGCCGCTTGGCTACACTCACGAACGAAGGTCACGCTAAAAACATCGGCAAACTGTTTGCAGCCGCCCCTGAATTGATGGAAGCATTGGAAGCATTGCTAGAACATGCAGAAAAATATCTCCGCCTCGGTGAAGTTGGAGGCAAAGAAAAACGTATTATTGAGTCCGCCCGTGCATCAATTGCAAAGGCGAAAGGCTAATCATGGAAACAGTAAAAATCCCAAAAGGCGAGCAAGTCTATATCTGGATGCGCGCCAACAATGCCACGCAAGCAATGGCTATGCAGCAATTCGGCATGACGCAAACAGGGATAAGCCTTGCCCTGAAGCGCCACTGCACAAAACATGGGCTGATTAAAATTGATAATCGTAAAAAGGGGATGACAAAATGAACGCCACACTCGAAAACATGCAGAAAGCGCAACAATGCGCGGCTATGCTGGTAAATGATCTGCGCGAATGCCTGAAAACATGCTCGGCGCTAGAAGCCATGCTTATTTTACCGGAAATTGAAAAATCGGCTGATATAGCCAACAAACTATCGGCCATGCTTTCCGCAATGAATGCAGGAAGCGAAAATAAGCCATTTTAAGCCTTCGCAACAAGCTGGACAGCCTTCGTGTTATCCATAGCAGTAAAACACGCTAAAAACGCATCCTACGCGGTTTTGGCGGTATTCTAACTAACTAATGAGGTGAAACCATGTTTGAAAATACAGGAACAAGAATAACACTTAACGGAGATGATTATGCTTATTGCCAAGAAGCTGAAAAAGCCGTTACGCTGCTTAACGATGCTCGCAGGTTGAATGATAAACGCAAGTACACAGAATCAGCCAAGACGATCTACAAAGCGGAACAGTTAAGCGGTTTTCGTTATCTGCGTCCGATTTAAATAGGCAAAACATCGTTTTGCTGTGAACTTTTGAGGGGAATAAAATGGAAAGCCAAAAACTTACGCCAGAAAATACCGCCGCGATACTGGAAGAACAAGGCGAAGCGTTTAACCTGTGCGCGCAATGGTTACGCGAAGGCAAACACGATGCCGCTATGCGTTACCTGATATTCACTCAAGCCGTAATCGCGCAAGAGTTGGCAAACATTGCAGACAATTGGAATGAGTAAAACATGGTAAACCTGATAAAACTATACACGCGACACGGCGCAATCTGGGTGGATACCGCAGAACTATCAGCACGCGGAAACATGCCGCAAGGTCGTTGCCTGCATATATACACTTCACACGGCAATAGGCTCGTGGATACCGAAGCATGGCACAAGGTAAGCCCTAAAACACGCCCAAGCGGTATCGTTCACCCTGCTAACCTATTCGCTACACCGGAACTCGCAAAGGCAGATAGCGATAAAATCTTCGCGGATATGGCAAGGCGCGCAATCATGGAAACGGTGCGGTCAATTTAACTAACGAGGTGAAAAATGTTATCTCAAGATAGTCTTGAAATTATAGCAGCAAGGAAACGCCGCGCAATCAAGCGGCAGTTGCGTGAACATGGAATCGCTGTATCTCTTTCGATGCCTGAAATTATGTACGATCTAGCGGCATTGTGTAAGGTCAGGAAAGACTTTTTATTACTAAATAACGAGGTGAAAACATGAGAACGAGTGCATACGAAATTGTTTTTATTGATGGAAGAAGCATAGAAGTGTGGGCTTTTTGTGCAGAGCAAGCAAAGATACTCGCGCAGGCAGAATGTATTAAACGTGGTGAAAATTATGACGTAAAGGAATGTAATTACATAGGTAATATTGCATATTAAATAACGGGGTGGAAAATGGAAACTACATTATGCTGGAACTGTAATACAGTGTATTCAATCGAAGATGAGAAATTGCCAAGTTGCGGATCGACTAACGCAAACTTTGACCAAGAACAAGCGCAAATTGAATCACTTAAGGATCAAAACACGGAACTGCTGCGCGCTCTTGAATCAATCCCAACAAGCTGCGACCATGAGTATCCGCATCTTTTGGCTTGTTGGCATTGTATTGTCAAGGATGCTATCGCAAAACACGAAAATCAGGTAGTCAAATAATCGAAAGGTGGAACATGCAAAAATATCAAGTAAGAAATGCAGAAAATGCTTTGGCATACATAACAGATTGCATTTTGGCGACTGTTTGCTCGATGGCAATGAAGAAATCGCGTCCTAAATATGAATTTGAGCGTCAAATATCAATTGCTCAAACTTCTATTGATTGGATGATAGAAATGCACATTGATTTTTCAGGAACACGCGCTACAAATGTAATCGAACATGGGAATGTTAAAACATGGGCAGATACATTCATTCATGATTAAAACACGAAAATCACGCAGCCTTTTCATCGCTCCGAATCTTTTGCAATATCCGGTCGTTGTATTTGTGATCCCCTTGCGCACGAAGATAGTGCTGCGTGATGTCGGCATTGTCTTTGAGTTGCAAAGCCGGATGTCCACGGCGCAGATATAATTTTGGATTGCCAAATCCCAAATAACCTTCCTCGAATCGAACATGAACTCTGCCATTATTGTTATACAAAAAAGGATGCTCGACATAGCCAATGCTCTGGATAAGGTCAAGCCGCTTACGGTAATTCTGCCTGATCTTGTTCGCCTTCATCCAGCGTTCAATGGCGCGGTTAGAAAGCCATCCGCCACGAAATCCCCACTGACCTTCTTCGATAGCATCCATAATCGCCTGCTCTTCCTCAGTGCGACATACAAAAATGGCTTCCCTAGTTGAGCTAGTGATCGGTGCGCGGACGCAATCCTTCGCCGGATTAAGCGCGTCAACCAGCGGATAGGTATGCAGATATTCATTCACAATCGCATACCCACCCTCGCGCAACCAATCCCAAAGGCGCGGAAAGTAATTGCCGGTCATGCCGTCGCGCTGGAGGTCGCCAAGATATTGCTGCGCCGTGTAGAAAATCGCATAGCGTCTATCCGTAGCAGTCTTTCCTATAGCGTCTTTGTAGTTGGTGCAAAACATGAAATTTGCGCGATTTTCTACGGTAATCTGGTCAATCCCTTTTTTCTGGGATTCGATAATGGTGTTCGTAATCATGGGTTTCAAAACATCCAAAACGCTTCTATCTCCGCCTAGATAAACCTCTTCCATGCCGATTAAAAGCCGGTTCTGAATCCATCCGCTAAATTTTCCTCCGCTTTTCGCGAAATCCGAAACATTTGGTGTGTGTACGTATTTTTGCCCGATGCACTGGACTAAACATGCGATTAACATGGACTTTCCGTTACCCTCGATGCCTTGCAAAACAGGTGCCCATTGAAACTTCTTGCCTTGATTCTGTACAAGTGCCGCCATCCAATGAATCAGAATATCTCGATCAGTCGGGTCTGGAAGCATCTTTTCGATATGCTCGATAAACGGCTTAGGATTGCCTACAGCGCGTTTAGTCGTGATAGGCCACCATGAGTTCGCCAGAAGGATACCGTTCTCGTCTATGACGCTACACGGCTCGCATTCAGGACGGAAACATAAAGAATCAGCGCGTGGGAATTTGATAGCCTGCGACTTGGTAAAACAGTTCCAAGCAGAATCAGTGGTTTTTGTACCGTCTTTATTCAAGTCGAAGATATACCCGCCGAACGAAGCATCAAATTGCCCTTGAGCCAGCATAGTTCCGCCTTGAACAAGGATTTTATGCGAATCTCGGACGTAAACACATCCTTTGAAAACTTCCGGTTGTTCAGATGGTTTTAGGTGCATACTTTCTCACGAATTATCGCATCAAGGCGTAGGTACTCTTTTTGGTTTACTTTTGCATTAAAAACCCAACAATCCCTGTCGGTTGCGATTAAAGCCACCCTGTTTTTTAATGCAGCAATATCTGAAACAGGCTCTCCACCATAAAGCCTAATCCATTCTTTATTTATTGTTTCAGCGAGTTCTTCGAACATAAATATCTTACTAAATTAGTCCAGTGTAATCGGATTACAGTTTGGGCGCTTCTGGGAGTGGCATCCATCCAACTAATGAATACGCGCCCCCTTCTTCTGTTCTGTAGTGACCTTTCATTGCCCAGCTTGGACTATCAGAATATCCAGTTGCGTAATAAATTCTGTAGCGTTGTCGTGGGTTATTCCAATCCCCCTCCCAAACAGCGAGCAAAAAATCACCTGTTTTCGGAGCAGTCTCAATTTTTTGCCATTCCATATTCTCACCTCAAATAAAATCCATTTTAGAAAACTGTAATCGGATTACAGTCTGATAAACATTTTGCATTGCTTGAGTCCAATACCGTCATCTGTTTCAGGTATTAGCATATCAAGCACTTTTCCGGCCTCTGATGTTTCGCCATTTTTATCGCAATATTTGGTTACAATATGCGCAAGCCATACCGCACAATCCTGATTCACATCATGTACGCAATTTTCGCAATACCGTTCTTGGTATGCGCGTCCAGATGTTCCGTTAGGGAAGTATCCCATATTTTTCTCCGTTGAAATAGCCTTTGCATGGATTAAACGCTAGAAATTTTTATCGGCTGATTAGCGTTTTGCTTGTTATGCGACTAATGATTTTGCAGGTCATCGCATAACGTCGATCCATGCCTATAAATCGTGTGGACAAGCACGATGAGAAAGGTATCAGCCTCCTGCGTTATTTGGTGCTTGGAATTACAAAAATCACCTCGTTGAGATTTAATATCACGTTGTCATGTTGAAACAAATTGATACCGTGATTAAAATTGGAAAATGCCACTGATATTTCACGCATAAATCTATCAGAATCGGATGGGTCAACATGCACACAATCACCGTTCTTGAATCCAATTTCGTATTTAGTCATTTTACACCTCAATTAAGTACAGTATAGCCTCTTCCGCGCATACAGTTTCGGAAAATCTCATCCTTGTTCTTTATTCCATGAGACGCACCACCAGCAACACCGCCTACAGCACCAGCACGGGCATATTGATACATATTCTGCCTATCTATCACCGCACCCATCAGAAGCCCGAATAATGCACCAGCACCAGCACCAGCAGCGGCATTACTTGCTACAGATTGCGATTCTGCGTAGTGCTGACATTCATAATCATCAGCAGTGTATTGTGCGGAATCTTTACCCTTCGTGTCAACAAGAATTCCGC